AGAAAGTAAAGGTTATTTTTCCATATTTATGAAATATTTCTTATTTTTTCTAGAGGGATCATCTTTAGGATTGAATTTTGGTTTTTTCTTCTTTTTAGATTCAATTGGATCGAAGTCTGAGAATTTAGATAGTTTCTTTTTCATGGTAGAAGGTTTGGGAATGTTTCCTTTATTAGAGAGTACGTTAGACCTTTAGTTTTAAGATCTTTGTTGAATAGATTAATAAGTGTTTGTGCTTCAGCAGGTTCCAAAGATTCTAGAAGTTGAAGAAGGAGATTGTTTCGTTTTTCAATTGTGAGAGAATCTGCTGTTTCGTTTCCAATTTGAAATAGATATAGACGTTTCAATTCGCAAGGAAGAGTAGAGAAAGAGATACCTGGAAGAGTATCTGGTTCTTTATATCCTTCTGGGAAAGAAGAAGGGTAGAATCTAATATCAGGGTGGAAAGCTAGAGAGAGAAATTGCTTCAGTAGAGGAGAAGCGTATTGTAGAAGAATAGATTGCTTCTCTTTCTTAGAAGGAGAATTAGAAATTTGGTTGAGGATTTCGTAAAAATTAATGTTCATAATATGTAGTAGGAAAAAGAGGAGAGTTTGTTCTCTCCTCTAATGTTAAATGGATTTATTGCTATATAACAGGTAACTTCAAAACCTAATCTGATATCATTAAAATTCGGTTTTTCCCATTTCATAATTATATCCTTTATTGATTTTAATCTACTAAAAGGGAGGGAACGAATCCCCCCCAATATTATAAGATACCTTTACTTTGCTACTGCACCAGCATCAACTGCTTCTACAATATCATTGCCGATTAGACCAGCAAAAGATGAGAAGACTTGAAGCAATACACCAGCAATAGCTAAAGCAAGCCAGCCAAAGAACACAAACCCATAGTGTAAAGGGGCAACGAAAAGTTCCTCCATAAACCAGAATGTGTGACCCCATTCATTTAGACCTACATTTGGTAGAATCATGAATGGACCTACAACAGTTACTAGGTAAGGAAGAGATAGACCTTCTGCGAAATAAGGAAGTCTAGTCTTTGCATATAGGAATGATGCAAACCCAGTGATGATGTAGATTGGGTAAGAAAGGTAGAACTCAATGATATGACTTGGAGTAAAATCAGTATCTCTAACGATAGTCTGATGCCAAGTACCATCTTGTTCAGTAAAGTAGGAAGCACCCCAATAGATTGCATTTGCATAAGCAAATAACCAAACTAGGTGTGTCATATTACGACGCAATTCTTCACGCGGAGTAATTGCAGCCATATTACGATCACGAGACTTCCAAATATAACCCCAAAGAATTGAAGCTGTGACAACTTCTAATACAATTTCTGTATATAGAAAGTTCATCCAGTAAGTTTCAAATTCTGGAGCAAAAGAATCTAGACCAGCACTCCATCCGAATACGCCTTCATACCAACGTACCCAAGCATAGAATACTGCATAAACAGCGAAAGCAAAACCAAGCCACTTTTTATTCAATAGTGGTTGTTCTGCCGATACATCTACAGTTTTACTAATAGTAGCCATATATTTACCTCGTTATCATCTTAGTTGTAAAAATTGCGTCCATGCGGGGTATAGTTTGAATCCATTCAACCCCAATTCAGCAAAAATATAAGTCAACTTCCGAACTATTTATTAAATAAATTCTATTCCTAGAAAAATTCTTTTAAAAGAAATTTGATTTAATTGATATGAATATCCAAAAGCAAAATTTATCCCAAACAACCTTTTAACCTTTTTGTATTTAACAAAATTGCAAGGAAGAATAATATCCACAACTTTAACTGGCGTACCTTTTGGATCATTTCCACACCAACTTTCTGTATGTTTATAATAAACTCGTCCTTTCTTTATCATATCAAAATTCTTCAATACATTCCAATAAAGAAATCAATTTCTTAGAAACAAAGTATTTGTAGAGGTTTTGTTTAGTTGCGGGTTTAATCCTATCGAACTCATTAATAATTTGTTGTCGAATATCTTCTGGAATGTAATCAAAATCAATTAACATTTGGTTACGCTTATAATTACGCAACATTTCTTCATTACAAAACTCTTTAGGATCTTGTTCTAACCAATCATTAAGCTTCTTGGAAGAAATAGGTTTTTGTCTAGTTTTTAGAACAAACACTTCATCTTCAGACAAGAAATTGGGGATACCGTCACCAGCGTCTCCACGAATAATTTTTTCTTTTAAATCTTTAACAGGATTTTTCGATGTAACAAAAACTCCCATCATGGGGTTATATTGTTTAACATTAGGATATTTCTGTAATTGTACAAAATCTTTATCAGAAGAAATGATCAAAACTTTTTCATGCGGAGAAATTCTTGGGGTTAAAGTACCAATAATGTCATCCGCTTCAGTAGAATCAACCTCAATAACCCTATAAGGAAAATGGTTCTTTAAATCTTCCTTCAACTCGTTAAGAACTTTAAAAATCAAATTCCAATCAAGAGAAGATTTTTCTCTTGATTCCTTACGATGCGCTTTGTAGTGAGGATAAATTTGTTTGCGCCAATAATGTCTTGAATCTAGACATAGAACTACATCACCGTATTCTGATTTGAATTTCTTAATATGAGAGCGTAAAGTGTTTAGTACAATATGTCTAATTAGATCTTCTTCTAATTGTTTAAACTTATTAGAAGAAATTTGGGACAAAAGTCCAGAGATAAAAACTTGATTTGTGTCTATTAAAATCATTTAAGTTCACCTACTTTTAAAAATATATTCTAACTCTACTTAGAGAAAAAGTAAAGTTACGAAACAACTTTCAATAGAACGGTATCGGAATTCAACCTTCCAGTTAGTTCTGATTCTTTACTGTTAATGGTTGCCATTAATTTCCTTAGTTCTACCTTCTTACCCTTAGTAACAATAGGAAGAAAATCTAAAGGTTTCCTCAAGGTTTTACAGATTGAAGTATTAGCATCAAACCCTTCCAAAGTGGTCCCTCTAACCCCAAATCCAGAATCATCCACAGAATTATAAACTCCCAACTTTTTGTACTTAACATTAAACACCCATAATTGTTTAGCACCAATAATTTGTGCAGGATCAACGGAAGCGATTTTATATTCTGTGTCTTCTTTCTTATATTGCAGTTTAGAAACCTTTTTATCTGCCGGAACTACTTTCTTTTTTCGGGTTTTCCGTACAGTTTTGGTGTTTCCTGTATAATTTTCGCAGTCAGTTATAATACCAGAAATAAAAGAAATAAAAGAATTTAATTCTTTTTTGCTCCAGTGAGAATAAGATTCTACCAACTGATCGTCGGATTTGGATACTGCCAAACTCAATTCCTCCAACAAAGGAGTATAATGGTCTTGGATTTGTTTCATATATGTTGGTTTAACCGAATTACTCACCAACCAATCGTAACATTTAAATTTAGAAGAACGAGTTTTGATAAACTCGTCCACACGACCTTCAATTTCATTAATATAAATTGTAGCTTGTTCCCAAACTCTATCTTGGATAGACTTTTCAACCTTTACAGGTTTATTAACTGTTTGAGCAGCAATAGAGGAAATTATAACAGAATTTACGTCAAAATTTAAAATTTCAGCAAACCTTTCTTTGATCCAAACGTCTTTATCTAAATCTGCTCCTCTAGATTTCATCCTACAGACAAAACCCAAATTTTTGAACAAATCTTCAGAAGAAGAAGACAATTTTTCCAAATCAGATTTTGCGAATTTCTCAGATTTTGCATAATCTATAGCATATTTCTTGGAGTCTTTCCAATCCTTTTGATTGGCGTACCAAGATAATGCTCTAGGGACAGAGATTTCGTTTTTATCGCCCCAAGTAGGTTCATCACCAATAAACAGGGATTCTACATTTACACTAATTCTGGGTTTATCCTTTTTCATTTAAAGATTTCATCACTTTTTTATAAACATCATTAACAAATCTGGTTGAAGATTTAGTTTTCTTTACAACCAAGCCAAAAAATCCACACTGAACCAAATGACTGACATAAACATATGGATCAGTTAAAACCGCAACAAAATTATCTGGATGATATATGTTTCCATATTTGTCGCTTTTATATATCATTATATGATATAAATGATGCCCAGCATTACTTATTTCGTATTTTGATTTCTTTTGATAATTAAACCCTGACATTGTCAAGTCAAAATTTTGTGTTGGAAGGAAGGTTATCCCATCTGGGTCTTCTTCAAAAATTTTCTTTATAACTTCTTTAGGTTTCATCATATAATATTTTGCTCAAAAAGTAAACTATTTTTTAATTAAGTGTGATCTTCTCACTCTTGCCATGATCCATTCATTGTAATATTCTTCTGGTTTCAAAAGAACATCGAACTCGAATTGGTATTTGGTTTCCCAGTAAGTACATTCAGATTTAGATTTACACAATTTCAATATTTCTCTTTTAAAATTGTCTTCTCCACAACCAGAAACTTCTTCTTTTAAAGTTTCTGAAGAACCGAAATAACATTTCCAATCAGATTCTGCTAGATAACCCTTTCGCTTTCCTTTAACTGTTTTGTATTTTTTAAAGTAAAATTGTTTTTTTCCAATATATTTTTTATTATTAGAAATATTGGTTATTATATAAACAAATCCCCAGTAGTCCTGGGGATCTTCGAAAGGTTCTTTATCATACAACCAAGACATGGGATTAATCCCACATTTCTTCTTGAGAAATATAATCTTCTTCTTCCGGGATGTCTTCTTCTATCGTTTCTATTATTTCGCCACAAAAGGGGCAAAATACTTCTTCATGATCTTTTACTAAATTTTCATTAAAAGATAAAGAAAAATCCGAATCACAATTGTCGCATAGGGTTGAAATAACTTTTTTCATACAAATAATTCCTTTTAAAAATGAAATTATTTATATACATTTTACTCAAGCCCATACATCTTTCCAACCACCGCTTAAAGCACCCTTTGCGTAGGCAGTAGCTCTATTTTCAAAGAAATTTGTGTGCTGTGGAGCAGAAATCATTTCGTCTACCCAAGGAAGCGGGTTCTTTTTAACTTTAAAAACACCTTTCAGCCCCATAGAAATAAGTCTACGATCACAAATATATCGGATGTATTTCTTTAAATCTTCAATATTCAACCCTTCGCATTCACCCATATCATAACAAATATCAATGAAAGCGTCTTCTAACTCTACCATTTTTTCAGCTATTGAGTATAATTCTGATTTAAGTTCGTCGTTCCAAATGTCCCGATTTTCTTCGATAAAAATACGAAATACTTTTATCATTGCTTCGCAATGAAGTTGTTCGTCAAGGATAGACCAAGAAATAATCTGACCCATTCCTTTCATTTTACCCCTTCTTGGGAAATTCAAAAGCATTACAAAAGAACTGAATAATTGCATACCTTCAGTAAATGCAGAAAATAAAGCAATTTGTTGAGCAATACGTTTAGTATCTAAACCAACAAAAGATTCAATATAATCATGCTTATTTTTCATAGCATCATACTTTAAAAATTCTGTATATGTGGATTCCGGCATCCCTAGAGTTTCAATTAAATGAGAATAGGCGGCAATATGAACTGCTTCCCTAGCAGCAAAACTTAACAACATCATCCTAAGTTCTGGTTGTTGAAGAATAGGTAAATAATTTTTTACATACCCTCCAGCAACATCAATATCGGATTGAGTAAAAAACCTAAAAATATTAGTTAAAAAACTCTTTTCTTTTTCTGTTACATTATTTTGCCAGTCTTTAATGTCTTGAACTAATTCTACTTCAGTGTGAATCCAATGCATACGTTCGTGATTCAACCAATACTCATAAAATTCTGGATGAGTAAACGGTTTGAATGTTGTTCTAGTATCTGTTAATTTCAATTTCCTTTTTACCATATTATTTTACCTTATGTTTTTAATCATATTCTTTTTAGTTATTCCTCTTTTAAAATTTTCCGAAGAATCAGTTCCACCTAAACATCTTGGTACTATGTGATGTGTCTCAAAAACTTCTACACAAGTTCTTTCCAACTTGCCAACAAAACATAATTTGTCATATATTTTTAAATAATTCATTTTTATGAACTACAAGCCAAACATTCTTCACCAGAAATAATATCCTGAAGGTTGATTTCTTCAATAATATTTCTTTCAATTTGTTTAGAGACTTTATCAGATTTCTTTAAGCTATCAGAACGGCAATAATATAACGTTGGTAATTTTTCTTTCCAAGCTTTAAAATGAACCGCATGAAGGTATTTAATATGCGCGTCTGGTCTGAAAAATAAGTTCAACGACTGAGTTTGGTCAATAAACTTTTGTCTATCCGCAGCAAAATCCACTACCCAACGTTGATCAATTTCCATCGCAGTTTTGAATACTTCTTTTTCTTCATCAGTAAACATATCCATATGTTGTATAGAACCGTCATTAGAAATAATATCCAACCAAATAGAATCGTAGTCTAGTTTGGAGTTACCCTTTATCTTTTCTTTAATTAACTCGTCGAGTACGTGATTCTTGTTCAAATGAGAACCGGACATAGTATCTTGACGATAAGCATTTGCTCTAATAGGTTCAATAGAAGGGGAAATGTTACCCATAATAATAGAAGTAGAAGCAGTAGGAGCAATCGCCATTAAATGACTAAACCTTTGATAATATAGTTTTTCTCCAATAACCCCTTCTTCAAAATCCGGACAATTTCCTCTTTCAAACCCTAATTCTTTATTAGCTTGATCTAAATGAGTTCTAATATTCTTAAATATCTGCATATTCCTGGATTTTGCCATAGCACATTCAAAAGGAATACTATTTTGTTGCAGATAAGTATGAAATCCTAGCGTTCCAATACCAATTGCTCTTTCTCTCATTGCTGAATATTTTGCTCTTGAAATTGCTTCTGGAGCATTATCAATAAAAGTTGTTAGTACATTATCCAACATTTCCGCAACGTCACGAAAGAATTGATAATTATCTTTAAAATCATCATAATATCTTAGATTAACCGAAGACAAACAACAAACCGCAGTTCTTTCGTGGTCAGTTGGAAGTAAAATCTCGCTGCAGATGTTGGATTGTTTTATACTTAAACCAAGCTTCTTTTGGAACTCTGGCATTTGTTCGTTAGCAGTATCAATAAACAATATATATGGTTCGCCAGTTTGCATTCTTAATTCAATAATCTTTTGCCAAAGTTCTTTTGCAGAAACAGTTTCTTTTATTTTGTCTGGATTATGGGTATCATAAAGGTTCCAAGAATCATCAAAGTCCGGGTCAATCATAGATTGCTCAATAATATTCATGAACTTATCAGTAAGGATAATACCATGATGGAGGTTAAGACACTTTACGTTTTGGTCTCCGGTGGGCTTACGCATTTCAAGAAACATCATAACGTCTGGATGATCTATTCTTAGATAAGCAGCATAAGAACCGCGACGAGTCTTACCTTGACGATATGCTAAACAAGAAGCGTCATAGATTTTTAGGTGGGGCATAACTCCAACGCTTTTATCGTCTGCGGAGCGAATATCAACACCAATACCAACACCACCGCCAAGCATTGAGAGGGTATTAACTTCAGAAAGGGTATCTACAAGACCAGAAGAAGAGTCTTGCATGTAAGAAAGGAAGCAATTATGGACAACAAGTTTACTCCTTCCAACCGTAAATGTTGGATTATTTTTTACTTGAATATCATAAACTTTTTTAGAAATATCAAGTTTTTTTAAACTAAAATTCATTTTTTTACCTTTTATCTACTATATAAATTAAAAAACAACTAAATATATTTATTTAGAGGAATTAAACTTTGGAAATCTTATCAATTTTGAATTCAAAATCAAACAACTACCACTACTTATTAAAGTATTATAACTTCATCAACAAATGCACAGAAATAAATGCCACAAAAACCCAGGAAGAATTAGTTTATGTAGAAAATCATCACATTTTACCAAAATCTAAAGATATGTTTCCAGAATATAACTCGTTTAAAAAATATCCTTGGAATAAGGCAATCTTAACTTATCGTCAACATATTATTGCTCATATCTTATTATGGAAAGCATATAATACTGTTTCTCAAACATTATCAATACTAAGAACAATCAATCAAAAACACACAAAACATTTATCATTAAAATCAATCAATTCTAAACTAATATCTAGAATAAAGCAAGACCTTTCAGATAAGAGAAAGGGGGTTTATACCAGAGGATATAAAGAAGATGGAACCCCAAACGTATTACCAGAAACTAGACAAAAACTATCAAAACTCAAAACCGATTTCTATTCTATAGAAGAAAATAGAATAAAACAAAGCATCGCTTGTTCTGGAAGTAAAAAATCAGACACTACAAAAATGTCTTCATATTCAAAAAATCGTCCAGAAACTCATAACAAAAATTTAGCAAAATCTATACAAAAATATTATGATGATACAAGAAAAGAAGGAAAATATTTAAAAAGAATTAAAGACGGAATTTATATTACTCCTTTTGGAATTTTTACTTGTATTTACGATTTTGCTCATTATTGTAAAAACCCTGATAAACCATTCAATTCTCACCACACAAAAAAGAACCCTAAACTCAACAAAAATATAATAGGAAAAACTCCAAGAGAATTGGGATTCTTTTTTATTGAAAAAACTAATCCTTTAATCGAACAATATTATGATAATCTAAATCAAGTTCATCTACCCGAACCCAACCATCCTCTCTGGTCTGAATTAAATGATTACCTGTCACAACAAAAACTTCTCCCATAAATTCTAATTCGTATAAATCTTGACTATCTTCCGATTTAATCTTTTCTATCGGGTTATATGTTCCATCGTCCGATAGAACTTCATCTCCAACATTAAGAAGTTCTATCGGAAGTAATCCATTTTTAGTATTAACTAAAGTTCCTTCAGCAAAACAAGAAATTGGTAGTCCATTTTTAGATTTTCCATAAGAAAGAATTGGAGTAGCAAAACTTAACCAATGTTTAGAAGCATAATCATATAATCGTTGAGCGTGTTCAATATTAGAACCAAATGACTTTGCTACAAAAGCAAACCTTTGTTGAGGAGAAATTTCCGTTTCTGTCATATATGATTCTTTTAACCTTTTGATTCCTAATTCATCAAATAAATTATCTCTTTCTGGATTTGTTTTGATACCAAGATATTCTTCCATTTTACCCTTCCTTTCTTATTAATTTCGGTTTTTTATTTATTATTACCAATCTGATACCCCTACAATCGGGATTTTTAATTCTCCATAAATTCCATTTATCTTTGTTTCTATAACCATATCAAGCGTGTATCCAATCTCGCAAGAATAATAAATTAATTTAAAACTTTTGGATTCATGTAGATCATATTCTGGAAAATTTCCAATAATATGCATCATTTTAGTTAAATCAAATTTATTTAAGTATATTTTACATTCGCTCATAATTTAACCCTTCTATATTACAACAATCCTGATAGAATCCATTTGCTTCAAATATAAGTTTTTTAATTTTTAAATCCATTCTTTACGTCCCATTCTTCTAATTTAATTAGATAAGGATATTCATCACAGGTTATGTGTTTACTATAACTTTTATAATCTTTCATTGCTGATTCTGGACTATCGTAAGCCGCAATTATAGTAAATCTTCTTGGTTTGATAAATCTATGTTCTTCTAGCAACAGATAAACCTTATCATTCATTATAGATCGCCATCTTGTCTATTTTCCGAATAATGAACATCGAATTGTCCAGCAGGATACCTATTAATCAACTTATTAACGTTTTCTCTGATAACGTCATTTGGATCTAAATCCAATGCACGACAAGCATTAATCCAATACCAAGCAATATCCCCAAGTTCTCTATATAGATGATACTTGGTATCTTCATCCAAAGGTTTTCCTTGAAACAAAACCTTTTTAACAATTTCGTCGAACTCACCACCTTCAGAAGCAAGTCCAATACCAGCAGTCAATAGTAGCGGAATATTAGCAACCTTTTGGTGTTGTAATTCCTTTACCCTATTGATAAAGAATTCTACGTCATTAGATTCATTAGAAGTTACCGAAGCAACAAATTCTTTATAACGATTTAAATCTACTTTACTTGCCTTATTCATATTTTATTCACCTTTATTAAATTTATACTCAATATCTGCCCTATGTTGTTTCCAACCTCTAAAGTTTTTATGATATTCTTTATCTTTTGTTGGAGTTGCTTGATGTTCTGTTGGAGAAGCATGAATTGGTACAGAACCAACCAAGTCATCGTATAATTTAAAATCTTTATCTTTTGATGGTTTTTTTCCATCATGAGTTAGATAACTCACCCTAGCACATCTTGCTCCCGACATTTTAATACAATCAACCATAAGATTATTACAAATTTCGTTATCTGTAACGTAAGGTAAATGCCAATCCCCATAATTCAATTTTGTAGGGACTGAATTAAGATATTCTCCATACATTTCACAAGTAAGGGCATAAATTTCTGGTTGAGCATCGCTATGCATTCTTAATTCAAAGAAATTATCCCATTCAGTAGATGTTACAATAGTCTTAGTCCACATCCAAGGTTCAATAATTCTATTAGAAATTTGCTTATGCAATCCAATTTTATTTAAAGCATAAGCAACTAAACAAGCAGGGTATCTAGCAAAACTCCAAAGAAATTTAGCGATTGACAGTTCCCCGCCAGATAGTTCTTCTTTTGCTTGCATCCCGGGTTGATTCTTACCCCAAAAAACTGGAATAACTGGGTCAGAAATAACATCAGCAATCATTTTCTTAACTGGGATTGCTCTGGATGAAGCGGAATTTCTAGAAAATACTCTATGTGTGTTGAACTCAGATAAAATGAACCTACAATAACGAAGCTCGAAAGTTGTTAACCTAACCCCTAAAGGAGAGATACTATCGCAAATAATTTTAGCACTAATTCCGCCATTATCATTCTTTTTAGACATATTTAAACCCATTCTCTTTTTTTGTTTTATTAAAATTATACCCAATCATTTCTAATTCTGAAACTAAAAAATATAATGATTTTCTATTTTTTCTTATTTTCGTATTTAAATTATCAAAAAAACTAATATCACAGTTATATTTTTCACAAAATCTTCTCGGACTATTAAAAATACCTAGAGGAGTTTCTATCATTTTATCAGTTTTGTTTAAAATTGTCAATGAAGTTTTTAGGTTTAATCTACCAAACTTCCACCCATCTGGTAAACAATCAGTTATTTTGTTTATCATTTTTGAATCTACTCCATTATTGATCCAAACAAAAGGTGTTCCTATAGTATAATTCTCAGGAATATTATTTTTATCAATTTTTAAAACAATACCAGTTATATTACAATAACAACTAATTTTACCTACATTCTTATCATTTCCTTTATTAGCATTTGGGTTTCCTTTAACATATCCCACCGGAGGGGTATCAAAATTTTTTATGGAGATAACTTTTCCAGTTTTTGGGTTATGGTAATAAACATTATTTTTATGCATACCAGAAAACTTTTTCTTAGTTTCTGGAGAAGAACCTTTAATCCAATTATCGGGTTGAGCACCCTTTTCATAAAATTTTGAAATTCCCGTCAAGGGATCATAATATTTTTCTTTATTTTCGTTTGGACAAACTCTACCAGTAAATTTTTCTTTACATAATTGGGAATTGTACTCTTTTAATAAACTATATACCCAAGAATTTATTTTATAATTTCTATCTTGATTTCCATTAGAAACTCGCATACATATAAAAGCATATTTTAATTTATCATCGTCAGACATTTTAGTTAAAAGAAGATGGCAAATGAAATGCTCTCTAGCAGAGAGTTTTATCAGGTTTTCTTTATCATCTGAACCCCCTAAACATTTTGGTATTATATGATGATTTTCAGTATATCCATCATAAGTTTTATTCTTTGAATTTTCTACAATTGAAAAATAGATTTTTTTATATTTGTTTTCTTTAAACATAACGGACCTCCTTATCCATTATTTATAATGACAGAAGTTTTAAGTAAACTCTGCTAAAATAAACCTTGGATATTTCAGTTCGAAAGTCGTAACCCTAACACCTTCTGGTGAAATACTATCTTTAATAATTTTTGCTTCAATCATTAATTTTCTCCACATCTACTCCTATTTTTTTCAAATATTTTTTTTCCAAGAATTTATAATATCCAGTTTTCATCAATTTCTCTCTAGAGAGATTTAGTATATCGTTTCTTTGACCTATTATTATGAGATATTTACTATTGCTAGTATTAACGCTATTCATAAATTGCGGATTGTTAACATCATCTACAAAATATTGATAATCTCTAGAAATGCTATTATAAAAATCAATTAAATAATTTGCTATCGTATAAGTTAATACATTATTAATATCAACAAACATAAACAGTTGTTTTGAACTTCTTTCTCTTTTCAAAACTTGTATCAGTAACATTTCTTCTGATTCAATTATATCAAACAGAATTTCCGCATTTTTAGCAAACGGACAAATAGGAAAACCATTTAACTCTTTTCTTGGAGTAGAAACAAATTCTTTCCAAGAATTAAGATGTTCTAGCACTTTTTCCAATTATTAAACTCCAATTCTGCGCGCAACCCCTCAAACGTATTTTCTTCTATTATACGTTGAATTTGAGGTTTAGTAAATCCATTCAATACCGCTTCATTTATATCTTTACCATGAAAACTAGAAGGAAATAAACAAACCCTAAACCCTTTATCTATCGCTTTCTTTATTTGTTTCACAATACTCATATTTCTGGGTTCGTTATCAAACACCAAAACCAATTTTTCTTTTCCCAAATATTCAGCAACGGTCAAATTAGAATCTGCAGTAGCAATAGCGTTTTTGAGAAACATAGAATCTACTGGACCTTCTGTCACATATATTGTTTCTTTTTTATTTAACCTATCTAAACCAAATATTTTCGGTTTATCTTCATCCAATTTTATTGTAATATACCTCAAAGGGTTTTTATTCAAAGCTCTCCCCTGAAGAGCGAAAATATCACCATTCTCGTTCCTAAACGGAATAACAATTCTGGGATCGTTATCAACCAATTCTTTTTCATAATCTGGTTTAATACTTATTACGAAACTTTTAAAGTCTTCAGCAAAATAAAGGTCTTTATGTTGACCTTTTGGTATTTTTCTTCCTAGGATATAACGTTTTGCGGGATTATCTTCAGACAAAGAACTAATAGCAGGAATATTTAGCGTGGGGGTTTTGTTAAAAACTGGTTTTTTGAATTCTACCGTTTTTGGTTTTGAATAATTTCCGTGTTTACTTGATCCAGCAGAAAATCTTTCCAAAGAATATTCTTTAGCTAGGAAAGGGTCAAGATATTCTAATACTTTATAGAAAGTTGTAGAAATTTCACAATTAAAACAGCGGAAGAAAAGGTTGTCTGCCTTTTTATAAAAGAATCCTCTTTTTTTGGATTTCTTTTTAGCAGAATCTCCACAATATGGACACCTGCAATTCCAAAGGTCTTGTTTCTTTTGAACGAAACCGTCCAATTTTACAGAAAGCAGTTTCAGATATTTTGTGTCAAGATAGAACATAACGAAAATGAAAGGTTGTAAAAGTTCTATTCTACCCCTATTACGAGAAAAGTAAAATTAAAAAAAAGCTTTACTTTTTATAAAAATGAAAATAAGATAAGTATGTACCCCGGTTGATCTATAGATATTAGAATTCTTCTACTTCTTTAAAAGCTCTAGTACAGTCTACTCCGTTTATACAATAAGAAAACCTTCTATCGTAAGAAATAGTTATAGTATTTTTAATTCCAAAAACTTTATTAATTTGAATAGGTATTCTATTTTCGTCATTACAAGCGCCATTTTCACTGCATAACGTCAATTCGATTATACCAAATAAACCGTCTACTTTATCAATAGATATTACTTTAAATTTTTCTGCCTTTTTAGGCTGTATTGTAGTATTTTCTATAACTAAAAAACTACCGTTTATATCAGTGTCGTGTATATTAACTATTAAATCTCCAATCGAAGATCTCCATTTTCCTTCTACATACCTTAATAATTTTTCTCTTGTTTCTGATTGTAAAAGGTGCAATTCTTCTTCTGTTATTGCGTGCCTTCCGATAATGTTTGCTGGGGATAATATTTCTTGCCAGAATAAACTTCCAAAAGCTCCAATTAAAATGCCAATACAAAAAAATGCTATTTTTATTCTAAGATTGAGACAGTTGGTTGATGAACTTTTACCCTTTAAAATCATTTTAACCCCTTATTATTATATTCTTCTAATATTTTTTTAACTACTTCTTGAGAATTCTCTATTCTCATAGTATTTGATTTTTGTTGATTTATAATAACAGTATTCCACAATACACCCAAAAAGGCTGTAAGTATGAAAGCAACCAGAGCAAAAACGATTTTTCTAATTAATCTCATTTCAGGCATCTCCTGTCTGAGAGAATCAACCATTTCTTCAAGGTCTTTTAGTCTGTCTTCGAAATCGTCAACAGATTTTTTACTTCTTATTTCTTCTTTTAATTTTTCGAGTTTATTTAAAACTTCGTTATATGAAGAATCCATCCTATTCAAAGATTTTTGATTCTCCAATAAGTCTCTTTCTAACACGAAAACCTTTGACCAAAGTTCTTGAGGATTGTTCTGATCCAAAGTAATATTCCTTTATTTTAGGCGTTTTTATAGTCAATAAAGGGAATACTCCCCGGAAACATTAATTTTATATAATTATTTATTATTCTTTAAAATTGAAAGGTATTTATTATATCTAACTTTTCGGTCAGCTAATTATTCTTATTTTTACAATTATCGCCATGCCATCTTGAATAATTCCTAATATCAATATGTTTTCCGCAAAATTCGCAGGTTTTCTTTGGCGCGTTTAATGTATTGATTCTCATAATTTCTATATGAGAATCACTTTTTTTCTTTCCTGATAAAGCTCTTGATATCGCTGCTCTACTATCATTTCTTTTAGAAGGATTATTTTCTCCCTCCATCAATTTAGAATGATCTGGTCTTGAAATTCCTTTTAATTTTGAAGGCTTTCCTCTGTTTGGTGAAGGTTTATTCCACATATGGTTCAAACAGCCAGTTTGAGATTCTGAAAAGGCTTTTCTGGCAATTTCAAATTGTTTTGAATTGAAATTTCTTTCTTGACTTTTATTTTTGCTTTTGGTCATTTTGTGGAAAGCTAAAGCACTCGGTCTGGTTTTATAGTGTTTCCATAATAACCAATGAGCAACAAAATGTTCTCTTGCTGTCAATAATACCAAATTATCTTTTGAATTATTTCCACCCAACCATTTTGGAATAATATGATGCTTTTCAAAATATTCTGTTCCGCCCTTTTTCCTACCAATTAATTTTTTGGAAGAAATTAATTTTTCGTAATGTTTCAAATAATTCATATATCAAGGTTTTAATATTTTTAGATATTTTTCAAATTTAATTTTTCTACTTTGAAGTCCATTTGTGCCGCCATTAATTTTTTTAGTCATACCAGTAACATCGTTTTTATCGCAATAACGATTTAGATTATTTGTTGACCAGTACCAACAGGCAGACATAATTGCAATTTTTTTATCCTTTAATATTAAGTCTGGATCACTAACTAATCTTAAATCGTTATATAAAAATTTAGAACAAGCAGTATAATTAGTTTTCCCGGTACATTGAATTGGTCCTCTCCCTCTGAATTTATATCCATCTCCTGAAGCAGAAGAACCGTTTCCCATTCTATTAGCATATACTCTATTTGCTATTTTTTGGGGGTTTTTTGCATAAGAACTCGCCGCAGCAACAGAAGCAAAATATTTAGGAAAGGTCTTTCTCAATCCTGCCGCAGAATAATAAAGATTTTCTTCCATAACGGTATAATCTAAACATTCATGGCAAGTTTGTGCCAAAAATCCAGCAACTCTTTCTGGAGTATTAATTCCATATTTTGGTAAAACGTCATATATTGCGTCGTACCATTCTTTTTCTTGTGGGTTTATTAATATTTTCGAAAACTTTTCAAAAGTGAAATCGAAAGTATAAAGATTTTTATTTAAATCTTTTATATCTTCCCTAGTTACTATTATGTTATCAGCTTTGAGCTTATCTGAATTTTCTTTTTGTATCGGTTTTAACTCTGGAACCTTTCCATCCAATGCATTTTGAAATACCTTTTCTTCGTATGTAGTAGGAGATTTGAAAATAGATATTATTTTTGAAAAAATGCTCATATTCTAACCCTCTGTTTTACCATAAAAATAAAGGGTTAGAAATACGTCTAACCCTTACGTTGATATCTAATTCATATTTTGGTTTATTTTAGTTCTCTTAACTTATAAGCAGTAGAATTACAAAGAGAAAGGATTTCGTCGATAATGTTTTGAATTTCAGAAACGTCAGAAATCATTTGTCTATTTGAATCTATCCATTTGGTTAGATTTCCAACAACGCTTAGACCATCAGGAGAAGATTCTTTAACGTTCGGAAACATTTGGAACTTTCCGTACCTTCCAATATAAGATTCAGCAAAAGAATCAACCAAAGGAATAATACCGTCGTAAAAATCGTTTAATGCTATATGAGCCGCATAACTCGGGGTCATAAGGTGAGCGAAATGTGCGGCATTTCTAGCTGCAAACGCTCTGGCAATCAATTCTGCGGCTTTTGCTGATGGGTCTTGTCCATCAATAGCTTCTTCTAGGTCTAGTTCTTCTGTAATTTCTCTAAAAGTGATCATACCTTTCTCCTATTATTTAATCTTTTTCTTTTGAAGATTCCTACCATAACGTTTTTAGGTCCAGGAGGTTCTTCTCCAGGAGCAACCCCGGCAATACCAGCAACTCCAGTAAATTCGTTAATTATTTCTTCAAACTCTTTGATAAGTTTCTTTTTGTAGTTATTCTTTTTCATAAAGTTCTTAGTTTATTTGCTATATTGAAATCTATTGTTATATCAGAAGATATAATATTTTTACCTTCAACATTAAAAACAACTTCTGGCATACAATTTAAATATACCAAAAAAGTTTTTAATGGAGAATAATTTTTTTGACCCAATTTCAAAAACAACATTTTTGTACATGGTTCTGTATCGAAAACATTATATGTTGATATAATATGATTTAATATCAGCCTTTCTTTTAAATCCCCATATATAATATACTTTTGAATCAACCTTTTAGTATATTTTATGCGCTTTAAATCGGAAAAAAATTCTTGTTCAATATAATGCGGCGAAATGTAGTGTCTCGCCGCATACAACAAAAAATTATCATGAGTCAAATTATCATCAAGCATTATAAAGGTGTTTCCTTATTTTTCTCCCTTTTCGAGAGAATATTTTCCTTTTTTTGCTTTTAATACAAAATTTCCTTCAGAACCTTTAAATTCATCGTGAACGTTTACTGACCTATTTACGCCCAATAACTCTTTTCCGACGGATTGTTCGTTTTCTTCAGATTTATCTTTAACTGGATGATTTAACCCCAATTTTTTGGTCTGAACCTTAGTATGAATTTCGTCGTGAAATTGTTTAAAAGATTTCATTATTATACGCCAGTAAAGTAGGGTAGACCAGAATTTGTGTCTAATGCGGTTTCTTCAGAAAGTGCAACTAAAGTCTCTGCTTGAACTCTATTCGCTCTACCACCCATAACAACAGAGAATACTAGATTAGCGTTATTTGAACCGGCTGGAGCAGCGATGGTTGGTGTACTTTCGTAATTTGATCCGCCAGAATTTAGAATAATAGAAACGTTATTGGTGCCTAGAACCAATAACCTAGCGTTTGCAGTAGTATTAGCGGTACCACCACCAGTAATCGTTAAAAACCCGTTTGCAAAAGTGTCTGTTGTTACAGTACCTTTAGAAACAGTGATTTCTTTGATAAACCCAGTTCCTTGAGTAATATTAACCCAACCGCTATGAGCAACACCCTTTCCGCTACCGAAAGTTGCGTTTGCTAATCTGGTGTCTGTTGCCATATATAAATTGGTATTACCAGGAGTATTTGTTTGTAGAACTTTTGGTTCGTTATTTGCAAAATCTTTATTTCCCCATGCTGACATAATCGTATTCCTATGAAAGTTAATGAATTTATTATTATTTATTATTTTCTAATTTTCAATCATCATCTTCTTCGTCACCAACTTTAGGGTTAATGACTATAGAATCTTGTTTATTCAATTTTATTTCTTTATTTTTGAATTTATCGTAAACTTTTTGGGTTTTTGGAGAAAGTTCGACAACGCCTTTATTTTTTACGTTTTTACTTACCGTTTCTTGTCTTACGTCCATTTCTATTACCAATTCTTCTCTATATGTTGTTGTTTGCTGTTTGCCCTTTTTTGGAGATACTACTGACATACCTTTTGGTATTGCCAAAAACCCCCTTTTACCCAAAGATTTATGAAATGTTGCTCCAGCAAATTGGTGAACATCCCTACCAGAACCCAATGCTCTGATTAATTGACGTTTAATTGCTTCCCTTTTCTTACCTCTTCCGACGTGGTATTGGGATTTGTGCCACTGACCGACGTCTAAACGGGTAGAACGTTTTTTATCACCACCCTTTATCAAACCCCTTTTATATTCTAAAATCATATCTTCTGAAACGTTCCTTTTTGCTTCTTCGGCTTGACGTTTCATCCTTCTAAATAATTTCCATTGTTTATATGCAGAACTATTAGATATTTTCTCAAGTTGTTTTGCGGACAGTTTGTATGGATCCCTTCCAGTAAAAGAGATATATGTTCTTAGAGGTGATACTCTTTCTTGTAGAAGGAAATAGTCTTCTAACAACTTTTCTTTTAGGTTCATTTCTTATTCCCGAAAATTATTCGTTTTGTGGATTTCCAAACAATTTCGTCTGGGTTTTTCTTTGCTGAAGAATTAAACTTCTTATTGTATTTTTGTTTATCTTTTGAAGGAGAGAATTCAACTTTATCTAATTTATCAATATCGTCTTTATTAGAAAAACTCATTCCAGTTAAAGAATTTAAAGTTTCTGGGGAACCGATATCTTCAAAATTATGGACAACATTACTTTGCCCAGACGCTCTAATATCATATTCATTATATCCATCTGGTTTTAACGTGCTATGAGAATAAAAACTTTTAAATTTCTTTTTATCGTCTTTTATTTTATCTTTATCTAACATGAACTTATTATAAACGTAATCTTTCGCTTTATTAATATGTTTTTCTGTTATATAATTTATAGGATTAATTAATCTCTCTACGAATGATTCTAATTCTTCTACATTTATCGCGTTATATTCGGAGTTATTATCAAAAACGTAAAAACTATCAAATAACCCTTCGAAAACCCAAAGGTTTTCTTTAGAAGATTTGAACCTTTCATTTCTTAAATCTTCAGAAATATGTCTTATTGATAATCTACCCCTTGAAACAGCATTTTCTACGTCAACAAATATCATTGATGTTATATGGGTATTTTCTAATATTGACTTAATTTCTAATATTTTCGATTCTTCGTAAGCATTCCCTTTCACTATAAAATTATTTTCAACATTATGTTTTTTGATGTTTTTAATAAGCTGTTCTATAGTATATTCTTTAATAGAATACCTTTCAGAAATATATTTTATGGCGACGTCTTTACCAGAACCAGGACCACCAATAATAAAAATAGCATTATTCATATTAACCTAATATCCACTTAACCTTTTCAAACGTAGTAGAACATTCTTTTAACGGTTTGCTTCTTTCTTTAATTTTTTGCATCAAACCTTTCGCGTCTTCGTGAGAAAAGTTTGGATGTAATAATTTTTTGAATTGTGCAACGTGTTCTGGATTATTATGATCTAAAGATCTTGCGGTTTGTCTCATTACGGAACCAGAAGTTTTCCCTCTTGGGTTTCCAATAAATTTGGCAGACTCGTAATCCATTCGGAGATCACCACCTCTTTTATTCCCTTGTTCGTCCACCGATTCTGGAAAAGAAGATTTATTATATTTATCAACTAATCCCTTATAACTATCTATAGAACCACCAGCAGAAGATTTAGATTTAACGCCTTCTTCCCCTTCTCCCGCATGAACTGTTATATGAACTTTTCTACCTGGTTTCTTTAAAGAATGCCAAGTATGGACTAACGCCTTTAATGGGTTCTTTGTGTGTCTATCAGTCCCAGCAACAAAAGAATCAGCCTTTTCTGGATATAATTTCTTTAATTGAGATATTTTTTCTTCAACCGTTAATGGATCTTTGTCTGTAGTTTTTTCTTTTGACTCCGGACCCATAACGTAAACTCTATGAGAATGTGCTGGAGTATCAAAAACTCTATTCAAAAGTTTATGATGTTCCTCTGTAGGTCCAGTAAACCTCCCAGCAGCAAATACCACATGATGGTGTTCTTCTTCCGATTCTTTTAGTCCAGAATCTTCGTCTGTTGGAGCGGTGTTCTTTTTAAATTTGGATTTTGCATTATTTGGGTCATAATATTCTTTTCTCTTTTGATTTACTTCTGATTCTATAGCAGAAGATTCTCCAGGAAAATGTAATTTTAAATGATTCCAAGCAGCGTCTTTTGCCGTTTTATCCATTTCTGGATCATTACCCAAAGACTGAGAAGAATGGTGCCACAATTTATTAGCAAAAGTCTTTATAATTTTTCCGTGATGTTCTTGAGGAAGATGTTTTTTTATGTGATCTATAACCCCACCAAAAGAACCAATATCTTCATGATCCTGTTCGGAACCTTCTCTATTAAACATTGATTTATAAATTGTTGGAATGTCTTTAGTGTAAGAAGCTCCTTTTGAGGGTATTTCCCTCACTATTGGCTTTCCACTTTCATGGGTTCCAATATTTTCCCATTTTTGGCGTAACCCTTTATCCACGGAAAACGTGTGTGGCGGCACTTCTGCTTCTTCTTGGGTTTCAGTTTTCGCTTTACCTCGCCCTTTCATTGAAGAAATAATTGAAGGTTTAGAATGGGCGTGAAATGCTGATTGGATTAATTCTTTATGAAAGCGACCTTTTATACCATGCTCCATATCTCCAATATGACTAGAATGAGCCAATTGCTCGAATTTAGTTGGCTCTTGAGATTTTTCGTCATATTCTACGGGTTCAAAATCTATTTGGTGGTGTTTACCCGTATCTAAATGTTGTACCACTGCATGAGTTTGGTTCCCTGTAGTTCTTGTGTGTAAAACCTTAAATCTCCCATGAGTATCTCCGGGTTTTAAAAACTGGTTCAATTTTTCTCTATGTTGTTCTGGAATTTGAACGTCAAAATCGCCGAGTTTTGGTTTAATTTTTGTAAACTTTTCTGTTGGAATATTCTTATCCATATAAGGTCTAGCAGAACCGGAATAAGCAGACCCGGTTTTTAAAGAATTTCCAAATAAAGAATGACCGTGTTGCTTTTGTACGCCTTGGTCTATAGAACTAAAAAAATCATGAAAGTGCCCAGAATGGGTATCCCTATTATTAGTATCTACACTATCAGAAGTTCTTGTACCTTTAGAAGCGTCATTTGCGTCTACTGGATATGGTAGATTTCCACCTTCAGAAATGAATTTTTTAAATCTAATCATTTTATTGATTCCTTTGATTTTTTTGATCTTGTTTGAAACTTTTAAAAGCAGAAGATTGAATTTTTATTCTTCCGTTTGGTGTGTGAAATACGTCCCCTTCCGATTCTCCTTCTACTTCCCAATGTCTGGGTTTTACGCCAGAAGCGTGTTGCGATAGTTTACTTTCCAAAGAAGATTTGATAGAGTTCAGCTTTATCTTTTCTTGTTCTTTTGCTTCTTTATCTGCAGATTTTCTTGACTTTAATAATTCTGGATTAATTTCAGAATGAGCTTTCTTTTCATCAGAAACGTCTATATCAAAAGAATTTCCTTCTGATTTATCGTGATCGAACGTCACGTGGTGATCGCCCAACTTTTCAATATCTTCTGGTTTATGTGTGGAATTTTCTGGGAGTTGGTGATGAAGAATAAACATTCCAGACTTACCCATAGAATTTGGGTTATAAGAAGTATTTACGAATTTGATACCCTTATCGGTTTTTTGTCCAATTCCCCTAAGGAAAAACTCCCCTTTAATAGAAGAAGAAAGTCCTGATTCATGTCTGGACTTCAAATAAGACATTAATTTTGGGTTATTGACTAACCTGTGATGTAGGTCGTCATATTGAGAAGAAACAGAAGTATCTGCGTCTGCCCCCCTTTTGTTTCTAGTATATGCAGAATAATCTCCAGCATTTCTTATTTTATCTGAATTTGCCGAGCGCGTATATGGACCTTCTTCGTCATACCCAACTTCACCGGCAGCACCATCAGTTTTTCTGGTAGAAACACCAGACAAAACTTTACCTTTAAGGAGATTTCCCAATTTTTCGTGGTTTAAATCTCTTAAATTATCCAATCCTTGTCGAAGTTTTTGTTCTAAAATAAATTGCTTAAAAGATAACATTTTAAAATACTTGGATTAATTACAATAAAGTATTTATAATTATTTTAATCTATATGTAATTCTCCCGTTGAAGCTACATACCCCTCGCAATGAATTTTGTCGAATTCGATAAGATGTCCTTTATTGATATTAACAAAATGTGCGTGCTCAGTATCAATTCCTTTATTTAACAATTCAAAATTTTTTTGTAATGTGATTAAATAGTCATCTAATAAAGAAGGACAAAACGAAAATAATCTTGTTATTAACAAGTC